GAATCCACGATTCTCTTGGGGCGGTTTGCTGCTGCCGCAACGCAGATTTTAAATAGTCTTAGGTAAAGCTTCGAGGGTCAGAGTCGAGGTCGCCTAGCTTGGTATGGCGCAGGTTTGCTAAACTTGATTGGATTAATTTGCCATACTGGGGATTAGTGGGTCGCGATTTTCAGCATTGCAGCATATGCGATGTTACAAGTCTGCTCCTGATTACCTTAAGGAGAGACAAAGATGAAGCTGGATATTGATTGGACTATAAAGAGTCCTGAAAAATTTGATTTGGATAAATTCAGGCGTTATCTTCGAGATCATGGTCATCGTCAATCTACGATAGATAGTTATCTTGTGTGTATTTCAAAGTACATTCAAGCCAATAAATCAGTGCCGGATTTCTTGGATGGGCTTCACAATAGGAAGCTTGCGGGGAGCACCATCGATAATTATATTACAAGTATTAAAAAATACCATGAAATGCTTGGGCAAGAACTTTCAATACCGTATTTAAAGAGGGCGGAAGGGATACCGCATTATTTCAATGAAGACGATGTTAGGAAGATCTTTTGCGTTATCCATAACATAAAGCATCTTGCAATGCTTAATGTTCTTTTCTATGGCTGTTTGCGTGCTTCAGAACTAACAGCTATTGATGATGAAGATATTGATTTGGGATTAATGACGCTGCGTATAAGGGATGGCAAGGGCGGCAGGTCTGGCACGGTTCCTTTATCAAATGAGTGTGTTGCGGTTTTGAAAGAGTATCTGCGGGTTAGGCCCGCAATAGATATTGATGGAAGGAAGCCGCTTTTTTATACTGATCGTGGGAAAAGATGGGATCGAAAAGATCTTTATAGAATGTTTATTATTTATAAGCATAAATCAAATGTTCAGAAAGCAGGGGGCTTGCATGTATTTAGTAGGCATACGCCTGCAACTTTGATGATCGCGAATGGCTGTGACATAAGAATAGTCAAGGAATTGCTTAGGCATCGGGACATCCGGACAACGCTTAGATATGCCCATGTTTCGGATAAGACGCTTCGAGAACGCTACAACCAATGCTTGAAGCTATGATGCAAAATCCTATATGCGATAAGCGTCTTATTTTTTGTGCCGTTCGATTCACCAAATTTAACGGCAAGGGATGGGCGGTTTATCTGCCCATTCTTCTTCTATTATTAGGGAATTTTTATGATTGCGATTTCTGTTTTGATATATTCTTTCAATCGAAATATTAGTATATGATATTAATTATTAATTTTATCGCACCAAAAAGTTAATTAACGATTAGGGATATATTACTAATTGGTGAATCGGATGGTTGAAAAAACGCTTTTAGCTAGCGGTAGACCCATAACCCAAAGAATAGATGCCGTGAAAGCCCTTCTTGCCTGGAAAAAGATATCTAGTGACCCATTGCCCGAATTCGTTGAGATGGGCAAAGATGAGCATCGCTTGGTACTGGTTTTGAGCAAAAAGAAGGACGCTTATTATACAGTGACTGCAGCGGGATGTAGCTGCCCAGCTGCGACTTATTATCCTGGGACAAGATGCAAACATTCTAAGAAGTACTTCCCGCAAGAAGCGAACATTCGCGACAGCTTGCCTGGATGGCCTGGAGGATTACATGGGCCAGTTGAGGTGATCTGAAATGAACATTTTTTGTGAAGAATTATATGCAAAATATTGTGCAGCGCTTGATGATATCAGGTATCTTCAAGGGCGAATAGTGGAGTTGGAGGAAATCCTTAAGGAGATTCAGGAGGACTGAGATGAGGGCAGCAATGAGCACTTTTCGAGAAAGCCCTTCAGTCCTTGCAGGATCGCGTTTATTGTCTGGAGAGCACAATAGCCCAACTGAAGGAAGAAAATGCTGCTATGGCTGCTATGCAAGCGCATCTGATCGAGAACCAGGAGATTCAGGCCCGGCTAATCAAGCAACTGCAAACGAAAAAAGAGCCACCGCCTATACAAAAGGATAGAGGGGATATCTTGAAGGCCTTACTAGTCGCGAATGGCGGTAAGATGGCGGAGAAGGAAGCCCGTCAAAAGATGCACCTGTCGAAAAGCCAATTCAGTCAGCTATTAGCATCTATGCAAGATCATATTGGAGTGAAGCCGTACAGCATTGATAAACGTAAAAAGATAATAATGTTAAAATAGAATGGAGAGAATTAGTTTATGTAAACCATTAACTAATTTTCGGGACTTAATATAGTCTGCTTCAATAATGCAAAAAGCAGTGAGATTTCGCTGTTTTATGTGTATTGTTAGTATGGGAAATAGGAATATATTGTATATATTTTAGTAATATCGTTATATGAAGGTTATTCGAAGTCTTTAGTTAATGGTTTATGTTAACCAAATAGAAGAAAGGGGCTTAATGAGCCTTAAAATCGCGGGAGTATATAAACGAAATCATGGATTTTTAGGAGTGACAAGGCAAAATCTGCTTTGTCCTTTCTTTGTTTGAGGGAGGGGACTATATTACCATATAAGGAGAATTTTAAGCAAAATCAATATGAGTAAACCATGTAATATAGTAATATAGTAAACGCTTTCTATTACTACAAGTTTGAGGACCTATAACTTTTACAATACAACTACTATATTACTATATAATCAATAGGTGTAGACTATATTTACTATATTACGTACTATATACATACTATATTACTATGTTATATAAGAGTATATATTATATAAGTAATAATTATATAAGATAGTATGGACCGTAAGTTTTATATACGGGAACATGGCCTGTTACTAGGCCCACAACACAGGCAAAGATAGAACCAAGGCAGTTTTTTGGCTGTCTTGTTCTTCTTTGTTTGAAGGGGGGCGTTCGGATTTTCGTAAAATTCGTTTTTTGTATATTTATTTGATTATATTTTGGTGACGACTTCCATAAAGTTGGTATTATATATGACAGAAGATAAAATTTTTTCACAAGCTGATCTTGACAGGATTATCGGAGAACGGCTTGCACGGGACAGAAAAGAACGTGCGGAAGAGTCTAGTGTAATTGATGGGCTGAAAAAAGAGCTTGCCGATGAGAAAGAAAAAAATGCTGCGCATGGCTTAGAAAAGATTAGGAGTAGGCTGGCGCGAGAGGCAAAGCTTCCGGATGGTCTTTTGGGATTTGTGCAAGGCGCTGATGAAGATAGTATGCGTGAGTCGATTGATGCTTTAATAACGGGAATTGGGCCCGGACCGAATGTAGGTGGATCAAGTAGTCCAGCTGGTGGCAACACCTCACCAAAAGTTTACACGAAGGCCGAATTAGAACAAATGGAACCGGCTGAAATTAACAAAGATTGGACTAATATACAGAAGCAGTTGGCTTCTGGTCTAGTGAAATGAAAAAATAAACGTGAGTAATTATTATGACTATTGAAGGATTTATTGGCACTGTTTGGAGTGCTAGGCTTTTAGAGAACCTACAAAAGAGTTTGGTTTACGGACAGCCCGGCGTTATTAATCGGGATTATGAAGGCGAAATAAGCGGCAAAGGATCTACTGTCAAAATAACTTCTATCGGTGATATCACTGTTGGAAATTATACTAAAGATAGCGACATATCTGATCCTGAAGCACTTAATGATGCGCAGGCGACATTGACAGCTACTGAAGCTAAATATTTTAATTTCGCGGTAGATGACGTAAGCAGGGCACAGGCGGCTAATAACGTTATGGACGCTGCTATGAGACAGGCCGCATACAATTTATCGGATGTTGCGGATCAGTTTATTGCAGGATCTTCTTATGTTGATGTGGCAACTGCTAACAAGATCGGATCTGATACTGCTGGCAAGGTTCCTAATACAACGCCTGGGACAACTGCATATGATTATCTGCTGCAGATGGGCACTAAGCTGTCTGAGGCTAATGTACCTAAGCAAGGGCGCTGGGTTGTTGTACCGCCATGGTTTGTAGAAAAGCTGGCTGCTGATGCTAGATTCACTGATGCTAGTGCAAGCGGTTCTACGGATGCGCTGCTTAATGGTATGGTTAAGAGGGCTGCTGGGTTCGATATTCTCGAATCTAATAATGTTCCGACGGTTGCTGGTTCTGGCGGAGATGCAGGCAAAACCAACTACAAGATCATTGCGGGAGTACCAGCTGCGATTACATTTGCAGATAGCGTGAATAAGGTTGAAGCTTATAGGCCGGACAAGAGGTTTGCGGATGCTGTTAAAGGCTTGCATGTCTATGGCATGAAAGTTGTAAGACCGGCTGCACTGGCGCTTCTGACTGCACGGGGAACCGCTTAAGGTGATTCAAAATGGCAAGAGATGTTTTAACTGGCAATGACGTTGCATGGAATACGTTCCAGAATGAAGATGTTGGCGTCGCTATTGATAAGGCTGATGATGCTGAGATTAGCGTTGCTGATGTAGCTCAGGCTGATCATAAGGCCTTGATGCTTAGATTTTCTATCAGTGCGGCTACCGCTGCTGATACTATTACTATTAAGGCGGGAGATGGATTCAGGAGCGGACTGGGCGATCTTGTGATATCGCTAACTGGCGGAGCACAAGAAGTTCTATGTGGACCGTTGGAAACCGCGCGTTTTAAGATTCAAAATGCGGTAACCGACAAGGGTAAGATCCACATAGATTATGCTGGGTCTACTATTGCTGGAACTGCATTCCTGTATCTGATTGAGAAATAGAGGGCTATAAAATGCCTTCTATTTCTTTATGGGATGCCTGGCAATCGGGAATCATAACAGAAGAGCAATATAATACGTTGTTGGCGAATGGTGCGTTTCCGAATACGATTTGGACACCTGGGGCTTTAGATGCGCCATCAACATCGGCGGATTTAACTGTCGTAAAAACTGTTGAACTTGCGGGCACTAAAACGCAATCTGTCGTTGTAAAAAATATGGGAAGCACAAATTCCTTGAAGGTATTAGTTGAATTTTATGTGGACGATATGCAGGTTACATATATCGATAATATTGTTGAACCCGACAACGACCCACATTGGTTGAACATGGAGGGCGCATTTACAAAGGCTGTAATAAGTGTCCAGGATGCGGTGGCGGGCGATCACACTACATATAAGATTGGGGTCCAGGCAGCATGACTATTGCAGATACGGTGCCTTATGCAAGCGTTTTGGAGTCGAATGATTATTTTGACACCACCGACAACCACATGTATTGCAGCGAATGGAATTTTACCACACCGGGAGCTACTGCACAGCTTACAACGGGTTTGTCATTGCCGCTGGCTGAAAGGCTGACTTTTGTTGCGAAAAGTCCGGGAGCAGCTGGCAATCTGATAAGTGTTGCTTGTGAGACCGGAACGGGTCCAGGCGGCGCTTTAACAATTGTGGTTACGGGCAATCATATTTTGATACAAATGGCGACGGGCGGAAGCGCAACCTATCAGATAAGGACTTTGATGCTGGCTACGCCTGCGGTTATGGCCCTGTTAAGCGATGTAATCAAATATGGGAATACTGTGTATACTGACCATTCTGCTGATTTTTTGACTGGCGGTGTGGATCCTTATTCAGCGCCAAAGTTGCCGTGCTTGTGTGAGGCGACAAGGAAGATCGATGGGCTGAATTTAGCGGGCAAGAAAGTAGTTGGCACGCAAGTCAATCAGTTTCCGAGGATCTATATTAAGTCAGACGGATCCACTTATACACAAAGTGCGGTACCTGAAGATGTGAAACAGGCTTGTTGCGAGGAAGCTTTAGCTATCCTGAAGTACGGCAATACTTCAAGATATAAGTTGAAGCTTGAAGGTGTCACCAATTTTACTGTCGGGTCAATTTCTGAGACTTTTGACAGTGTTGATGTTGGACCGCTGCTTAGTCCGGAAGCTGTCCGCATTATGAAAAAGTATGTGGGCAAAGGCTATATCATGAGGCGGTAAGCATGGTTGTTACAACGCCTTCTAGCATATCTTTTTACTTGAATACGTCGGTTGTTCTTACTGATAGCAATAGTGAATATTATGGAACTAGCCCTTATTATTCTACGTCTGTTAATTTGATGGTCAGGTGGGAAGACCTTACAAAAGAGATTGTGGGCCTGAACGAGACTTACGAGCCGGTTAATGCCGTTGTGAGTTCTGAGGCCTTTATCGATTTTGATTTGACTTACAAATTGCGGTTTTTCATAAAAGAGGGGAAGTCGTATTGGATCAAGCAAATAAAGGTTGTGCCTAATCTGGATGGCGGCATTGACTACTATCAGTATTTTGTGGTTAGAATAGCGCATTTGCCGTAAAAGCGGTTTTTCTTTTATTATTATTGATATAAGTTCTTTTTGGGAATTGGGGAGCTTATATCTCAGTCTGCCATACCTACGAAGCTAAGGAAAAAAGGCAAAAATTTTATTTTTGTCTTTTTATCCAAAGCTTTTAATATTTTTTTTATGGAAAAAAGTAATACTTTTTGGTGATCAAAATGCTAAAAATGGATGAAATGATTTGCTTTAAATGCGAAAGTCAGCTAAAATCTTTATTGGAAGATGTGGCGGGAAGCAAAGATATGTCGCTGTCTGCGTATTGTAGATATGCGATAGGCATCGGCCTGGATGAGCTTTATAAAAGAAACGTGAACATGAAAAAATTGGAAAAACAATTATAAAAAAAATTATAAAAAAAGTAGCGAATGCGAGCGTAGCTCGCATGAGCGTACACAAGAAGCGTTCGCAGCGCTCTTGTGCGTTTTATAGAGGTAATATTATGATATCAGTTAAACGATGTACAAGTATAAATACTTTACGGTCAGAAAGCCTTTTCGATCAGCCTGTAATGCTGGATGGCAAAGTTATGGGCATAATAACGCGAAACGAAGAAGATATCTGGGACCTTAGCGACATTTTTTCAAATCCTGGTAGCCAGTTTTTTAGATTGCGACCATAAACTTTATATACTAGAAAGTTATTATATGTTAATGTCAATTCGTAAAATTTTTTAATGCTAGTATATTTGATTAAGGTGTTTTTATGATATCAAAAGATTATGAAATGATTAGTCTATGGATCGCAAATGATGAAAAGGAAATTATCCGTGAGGTAGCGAAAAAGAATAGAATGTCAATGTCTGATGTGGTTAGATTGATAATCGGTGAAAATATTAAGAATTTGAAAAGAGATAGCACGCTCCGATTAGTATGAAAATAAAAAATATGGAAATAAAATAAAGGTGTTTAACATGAACAATAATGAATTTGATGAAGTAGTATCCAGCCTTGTAAGAAAGGGCTGCATTAAGGTTTTTTATGTAGACGGTGAAGAAACTTATGAATTAACTGCAAAGGGGTTAGCCGTTGCACTAGGAGTTAAACATGAACAATAAATTCGATCCGATTAGCAAGCTAGTCGGTAAAATTATAATCGTTGATGATATTTATGGAAAAAGATTTGCCGCTCGCTTAATTGCTGCAAATGGTAATGAATTGTGGTTTGAAAGTAAGAGAGGCACCGTCTGGATGCAAAACAGAAACGACATCCAGAATATCTGTCTTGGGACGCAGGTCTGAGGAGTATTTTTAATGACAATAACGTTAACCGATCATACTCCTTGCATTTTACTGGATAAAAATGGTGTTCCTGAGAGATTGGACGTTTTTAAGACCATTGATTGGCTACAAGAAAACATGCCAGTTCGGACTATTTTAGAGACAGGCGAAATGCTTTATTATTATAATGGTATTTATATATCAGGTGGCGAGCAATATATAAGCAATATTCTTAAAATTACTTTTCAGAATTTCTATAAATATAGCGGTGCTCCTATTTATAATCGGCATGTTAAAAGTGAAATTTTAGCAATGCTTAGAGATGGCACTTATACGGAAGTAGCTAAGTTTGATAGTGACCTCGACATAATTAATATGGAAAATGGTTTATACAATTGGCGAACCGGGGAATTATTGCCACATACACCTGATTATTATAGTGTTATTCAAATACCTGTTAAGTTTGATCCTGATGCAAGGTGCCCAAACATCGATAAGATGATTAATATTGTGGCTGATGAAAATAATAGAGTGAAGTGCTACGAATTAATTGCATACTGTTTATATAGGGACTATCCTATTCAAAAGATGTTTGTGCTGTTCGGACCTGGAAGCACTGGTAAATCTAGTTTTATGGATGTTGTGCAAACAATATTGGGCGACGGCAATTGCTCAAATGTCAATATGCAAGACTTAGCTAAAGATAGATTTGCATCTAGTGATTTATATAAAAAACTGGCTAACATTTGTGGTGACTTGGACAACACTACAATGAATCAAGTTGCTACTTTAAAGCAACTTACTAGCAACAAAGATAGAATAAGGGCGCAGAGGAAAGGTGAAAAAGCCTTTAATTTTGTTAATTTTGCTAAACCGATTTTTGGCGCTAATCATCTGCCGTCTAGTAAGGATGAAACATCTGGATTTTATAGAAGGTTTGAAATAATACCTTTTATGCACGTATTTAATGAAATTGATCAAGATTTCTTAGATAGTTTGACAAGCGACGCAGAAATATCTGGATTATTTAATAAAGTTATAAATATATTAGAAGATTTATTAGCTAGAAATGCTTTTACAAATCAGCTTAATATTGAAGATGTTAAATCAATGTACAAAGACAGAAGTGCGCCTGAAGAAGCATTCTTTGACCAATTTGTGGTTGAAGTTCCAGGAGAGACTACAGCAAAAAATGAGCTGGCAATGTACTTCAATGAATACTGTGAAATATTAGGGCTGCCTAAAAGATCTATGAGTATGCTTGGCAGATATATAACTAATAATGTCGAATGGATTAAAAAAAGAGCTGTTTATGATAATAAAGAAGATCATAAAAGCAATTATAGTGCCTGGAAAAATGGAAAGTCAGTAGCTGTCTGGCCAGACACAATGCTAGACCTTAAGAAGTTTATAGATTGGAAAAAAACTAATACTTCATTATAGTTTTTCTCTAAAAGTATAAGGTTTGAAATCGTTATTAGTAGCCTTAATTTACTACTAATCTTATACTTTTATACATTATACTTCATTATCAGTAAAATAATTTAATAAATACTTATAGTAGTATAGGGTGTTTTTATTAGATTTCTATAAGGCGTTTACTGATACTGGTTTTGTTAAAAAAACCTAATTGATTTGTTAGCCGATAGTGGTTTTGACATTATAGTTTTTTATAAGGGCAGCGTAAAAGTGAATAATGACTACTTGTATTGACTAAGTTTTATAATTATTGCGAATGCGTTGAAAAGTATTTTTATGGGATAAAAAAAATGACTGACACGAGTAAGGATGAAGAAATTGTTAGGCTGTTGCTGAGCGGCAAGAATCCGGGTGAGGTCAGCCATTTGGTTGGGAAACACCGGGATAGTGTGGTTAATGCGGCTAAAAGAAATCGGGATAAGCTGTCTGACGAAATTAGAAAGAAGATCGACCAGGATGCTATAGTCGTTGAGGGGAATGTGGCGGCTGGTCTTGAGATTTGGCGGCAGTACCTTAAGAGCGAAGGCAGGCAGGAGCTACTTGCGCAGATTATGGTGAAAGTCGCCGGTTTGATTGAAAAGAGCGAAAAGACAAATGAAATCCGGGATCTTTGCGTTAGTGTCGGAATCCTTATTGATAAATTTCAGATTGAGCAGGGCAAGACCGATGACAGTGCTAAGGCTGCTTTGGTCAAGCTATTTGAGAAGCTGGGCGAGAAGTAATGGGCGAGCTAGAGCTGCCCGTTGGCAAACAGCGGGACTTCATTTTGGAAGAGCCTGCCAGGATTAATTTGCTGTATGGGTCTGTTAGAAGTACTAAGACTTGGGCAGTTAATATCAAAATCCTTAAGGATATTATTGCTTTGCCTGATGGTAATATATTGTTTGTTGGGAACACGGGCACGTCGCTGTACAGAAATGTATTGACTCCCTTAAAAGATTTAGTAGGGAACGCCAATTTCGAAATGCATTCTGGAAGGAAAGAATGCGAGATATTTGGTAGGACTATCTGGATTGAGGGAGCAGATAATGTAAGCAGCTACAAGAAGATTGAGGGCGAAAGCCTGATAGCCGCTTATGTGGACGAGTGCACAACAATACCTGAAAACTTTATCAACATGTTATTGTCTAGGTTGAGCGATCAGGATGCTAGGCTTTACTTGACCTGTAATCCGGAGACGCCCAGAAATTACGTTTATAAGAATTTCATTCAAAGAAGCGATGAACTTAATATAAAGGTTTGGAAGTTCACGCTGGATGATAATCCGTATCTGCCCCTGGAATACAAGAGAGACCTTGAGAAAGAGTATCCTAAGGGGACTGTCTTTTATGATCGGTTCATTTTGGGGAATTGGGTTGCGGCGGAAGGAAGGGTTTTTGGACTATTTGATAAGGGAAAGCATTGTGGAGTGCCGCCCAGTACTTTGCGGCCTAAGGAGCTGCGGATTGGGGCAGATTATGGCACGCATAATGCATGCGCTTTTGTGGCCCTGGAGAAGTATTTGGTGCCTGGAAGGGCAAAACCCACATGGTATGTAGCACGCGAGTACTACTGGGATAGTGTGGTCGAGCATGCTCAGAAGACGGATGCTGATTATAGCAAGGATATGGCGCGGTTTGCGTCGGAGCAGTGGGGCTATAGTTCGGGGCAGCCTGGCATCACTTATGGGGACAATACGCAACGAATGTATGCGAGCACGATAGAAGTTGATCCGAGTGCGGCGTCCTTTATTTTGCAGCTGCAGCGAGATGGATTGCATAAGGCACGGGCTGCTGATAATGATGTGCTGGGCGGTATCAGGAAAATAGCGTCTATGATTGGTAATGGCGACCTTATCATAAATAGTGAAAGATGTCCGGTGCTTGTTGGCGAAATGGAAACTTATGCATGGGATCAATCTGCGGCTGACAGGGGCGAAGATAAGCCCCAAAAGATCGATGACCATGCAGTTGATGCGCTTAAGTATGCGGTCAATAGTATACGCGTTTAAAAATAATATAAACGTTAAAATAATATTGTTGTTTGTTTGGAGTTTTTATGCTTGTTGATATGAATTGGATGCGGCCAGGAAGTCATTTTCCGCCAGAAGATGAAAAGGACAGATTATTATCTTATGATAAATATAATTTATTGTATGAGGGACGACATGAAGCGGTCTGGGGCGACTTATGGGATCTTGCGGATATCGAAGATAATATCGATTTAGTGAGTTCTTTCTTTGCGAGGATATATAATGGCAAGAAGCTGCCGATGAACTGGTTCAAGGTGGTTACTAGCGTTTATAGTGATATGGTGGTAGGAGAGCCGCCGCGCCTTATGAATACGGTTGGACAAACGGAATTGGACGGCATTGTTAATAGAAGTGACCTGAGTGTTGTGCTTTATAATGCCTGTAATAATTTTATCCAGTTCGGCAATGCTATTGTGAAGGTTAGGTTCGTGGGATCAGGATCGGAACCGGGCAGCATAATAGAAAATATAGATCCGAGTATTTGGTTTCCGGTAGTCAATCCTGATAACGTAAATGAATATGTGGCGCATGTCTTGGCCTGGAAATTCAAGGAGCAGATTGGAAATAGTGTAGCAAATCTGTTGCGGACTGAAGTGCATACTGCGGGCGCTATCGATAATCACCTTTATTGGTTGAATGGCGATGAGATAGACCACGAAGTCGATTTAAGAGTATCTGCGAAGTATCAGGATGTGCCTAAGCATGTTGAGACTGGAGTGCCTTACCCCCTTGTTTTTGTGGTGTCTAATATCAAGAGGCGCAATGATGTTTATGGCATTAGTGATTATGATAGCATCGAAAACCTAGTCAAGGAACTTGAGACACGCATTATAAAGGTGTCGTCTATCCTTGATATTCATAGTAGGCCCGCGATGACAGGGCCATCATCTATGCTAACGACGGATATGGAAACGGGCGAGGAAACGATGCGAATGAACGGGAGGTTCTTTCCGGTCAATAAGGATGAGAATGGGCCCGCATATATTACTTGGGACGGCAAACTGGATAGCAGCTTCCAGGAAATGGACAGACTTGTTAGCATGATATATGCGGTAACAGATTTGAATCCTGCTGCGATTGGAGATTTTAGCGGCGGTGCTGTTGCATCTGGGAGTGCTTTGAGAAGATTGCTTTTAAGGACTATCAGTCACTGTAATCGCATTAGGGTTAGGTTCGATCAAGTTCTCAAACGGGCAATAAAGGCTGCAAGCATTCTGGATGTTAATGGCCGGATAAAGGATGCTACTGTCGTTGAACTTAGCATAATCAGTTGGCAAGATGGACTGCCTAGCGATGATCTTGAAAATAGCATGATTGAACAGACAAGGGCCAATAGCGGTCTGACTTCAAGGTCTTCTGCAATTATGCGCTTGGATGGCTGCACGCGAGAAGAAGCTGATGAAGAGATGGAACGCATCAAGCGAGAAGCACCGCAATTAGCAGCAGCAAAACCCGTTCCTATGAGCGGACAGGAAATAAGCAATGCTAGTGCGAATGGCGGGATTGAAAAGTCTCCTTTAATGCCTGACATTGTGAGCACATTGCAGGATATTGGATACTTCAAAACTAATTCGGGATAGACATGATCCCAAAAGAGATACAAGACCTGATTGATAGTATTGTTTTGGAAGAAGACGATCAGGATTGGCTTGTGGAAGAAGACCCGGATTGGCTTGTGGCTATATGGCCGCTGGTCTTGGCGAAAGTCGGCAAAGGCATTAAAGACAGTAATTGGAAGCTGTGGGTAAAGGCGTGGCAAGACGCAATACAAGGGGCTTTTAATATGGGCACTGTTGGCGATACAGTTGGAACGGTTGCCCCGGCTTTAGTAGGGTCTGATGCGGCTATTAAATATTTTTTAGAGCACGGTATGGAATTAGTGAAAACTTTATCAACGACCGATATCCAGATTCTTAAGGGCCAAATGATCGAGAATTGGGGCAAAGGCGAGGATGCGTTTAAGGATGCTTTTGAGGACCAATACAAAGGGCCTGCTAGGTTAGACAAGATCTATAGGACGGAGTACGTTCGAGCGCAAAATGAGGGCATAGTGGTACGGGCAAAGGCAGCAGGTCACAAGTACAAGATGTGGCGGTGTCCAAATGATGAAAGGAGCTGCCCGGAATGCAGCGCGATGGATTATGAGGTTGTGCCTATCGGTGAAATGTTTTCTGGTGGAGTAATGACCCCCGGACTTCATCCAAATTGCAGGTGCGTCTTAATTAGCGTGGCTGATGAAGACAGCGAAGTGTTTTCGGAAGATGTGGAGCCTATAATAGCGTGAACGCTAGTAATCGCTTTTCATAACATTTTTTTTCGCAACGACGCAAAGGGGGGAAGGGCGAAGGGGCCGAAGGCGTCCCTTCACTTGTGAAGGGGGACGCCGTAGGCTCTGGAGCCCGACCACTGAATGTCGATAATTATATTGATTATTAGCAAAAACTTTAAATATATGGTGGACTGAATTATTAGTATGCCTTCATCGGTAGAATATACGCGGCTTGATGAATCTATGGTGATCACGCCGTTGCTTAGTTTTGAAGAATTTTCTGATTTCTATTGTAATGAATATAAACCATTTTTAAAGAGCGGATCGGCAATAGAATGGTGTCTTGAAGAAGACATGAATGGTGCTTATGCATATTCTGCTGTTGATGCCAGCACGGGAATGGATGTAGTATTTCTTGCCCAACTTCCAACTGATTATGCTGACGCATTTCTAATTGCACATGAAATAAGCCACGTCATGCTTAAGGCACGCGGCTTGTCGTATAAAATCAATTCTCCTCCCGGATATGAAATTGTAGCACAAAATATACAGAGTTTGTTAGAAGATCCTATTGTGGATTCCTGTTTGCAGGGCACTTATGGATTTGATTTACTAGAATTTTATCTTAACAAATGCATACCAGATGGGAGAAAATTTATAAATATGTATCCCGGTGAATCATATATCAATGATATTGATAAGTTAGCTAATACATTTTGTTATGCCGGGGAGATATTAAAATGGGAATTAATAGATGATGATGCTGCTATGCGCGAATGGCGCGAATATCAATTACTTCATGATAGAACCTATCCAACAATTTCAAGGAGGGGCAAAGAACTAGCCTCATTCGCAATATTACGTGGATATGATACGCCAAAAAAACGAAAGCGACTTGCTAAAATAATTATAAGAATATATAATTTGTACAATATTCTAGATATTGCGGAATACCCAAGTATTTTATCTTACCCTTTTTGGAGACAATAAAGGCATAATGGCTTGCTTCACACTAGAAAAAAGTGATAAATGTATGATACAGGTTAAGCGCTGTGGTATCAGCAATCTATTTATCCTTGTATGGGCGTTGATGCAACATAGGAGCATGACTATTAGAAATTCGCGACTAGCGGTTTGCTGCTGCCGCAACGCAGATTTTAAATAGTCTTAGGTAAAGCTTCGAGGGTCAGAGTCGAGGTCGCCTAGCTTGGTATGGCGCAGGTTTGCTAAACCTGTTCCGCTCCGCGGATCG